CTGGGTTGTTGCGTTCCAGTAGATGTACGCCGTAGGCGCATGTTCTTCCCAAGTAAAGTAGGTCATCTGCGTCGAGAGAACGCCCGACGCATTGAAGTAGATGAAGTGCAGACCGGTGGTGTTTGGGATTACGACAGTTTGCGCAGACGTATAGGTATGCTTTACGCCTTTGCACCAGACCACGAAGCTCGCCGAAACTGGGGCGATCGTAAACGTGCGCGTGCCCGTATTGAAAGAAATAGAGGACTGTGACTTGTCCTCATGCCCAATAGGCTCGCCACTAGGGTCTGTAGCAGGCTCCCACGCGGTGCCGTTCCAGACAAGCTTCTCGCCAATGTTAGGAACATCAGAAGAGAAACTCTGCCCCTGCACCTTGGTGACAATGGGAGCGGTTGGGGTTCCGGAAAGGTCTCCGCCAATCTCAACCTTGTCTGCATTGAGATTGGTGAAGTTGGCGTCCAGCTCGTTATTTGTGAGCGGACTACCTTTCCCTGCGCGAGTCGTAATCGTCGACATGCCTTTCCCCTATTAGGAGATCGTTACAGTCCAAGTCACCGCCATGCTGTCGGCTGCGCCTTTGTTCACAACCGCAAACGTAGTGCGGCACAGCATAGTCCCAGCAGATCCCGCATTGAACACACCGGCCTCAGTGATCGGGCCAGTTCCAGTACCCGCGCCGAAGGTGGCGAAGTAGGTAACGACAGAGCCGGTCGCAGTGCCGCTGGTAAGCGCCACACGGCCAAGCTCGTTGCCAAGCGTCGTGTTGCCAACAACGGGGCTGGTCGAGCCTTCGCCGATCGCCATGTGGCTCATGACGGAAGAGGCAGTGCCGACCATACGCGAGGCAATGAAGTCTTTGCCGACAGTGACAACGAGGTTGTTGAACTCTCGCTCGTCCTTCAGGTTGCCGTTCTCATCGAACAGCTTCACCTGCAGCTTGCCGGTTGCCTTAATATCTTCTACAAGTTTCATTTACTGAACCTCAGTTTTAGAAAGTGCGTGAAACGCCCACATAGTCTTCGGCGAAATAGGAGATGTCCGCATAGTCGGTCATCCGCAAAGCGCCGGAGTCTGATGTTGATTTGAAGTCACTTATCCCTTTATTGAAAGAGATATTGCTTGAATCAATGACATACTCAGTGTCAGCAAAGCTTCTCCCGAAGTTTACTGCATAAGAGAAGTCATCTGAGATGCTAAATCCGTCAGCAAGAGACTTACCTATAGTCTGCTGCAGTTCGTCTTCTATGCTGAACCTGTCGTCCGCAAGAGCGGTGTCAGAGAGGAGCTTGCTAAACCCTCTTGAAGAGTTGTCTGAGGTTGATATCGAATCAGACTTACCAGCAAGAAAGTTGAGTGTGCTACTGTCTGAAGCAGAAAGAGAATCCTGCGCTAACTTAGACAGGCTGTAGCGCTGGGTGTCACTGACAGAAAACAAATCAGACTTAGCGAGAGCCGTGCTTCTCTGCATGGCGTCGGCAATCGATTGAGAGTCAGAAAGCCGCTTCCCTACAGCAAACGACTGTATCTGATCGGATACAGACTGCGAGTCGCTGGCTCTCTTGCCAACCGAAAGAACCTGCGCATCGACCAATGTGAACTCATCAGACGGCCTCTTGAAAAACACAAGAGTCTGTCTGTCTGACAAGGCCACGACATCTGCGGGTACTTTCTCGAAGGAGATGAGTACGCTGTCAGCTGTCGCAAGGAAGTCGTTGACCCAGCGATCAGGCGGGGTCGGGTCTGCATAAACGCCAGCAGCCTGAAGGTTGATGTACTTCAGGGTGTTTACGAGATTGACGTAGCTCAGCTGTCCCTTGAGTTCTACGTATTCAACCTGCTTCCCAAGCGCAACCCAATCCGTCTGGGCATGCACATCTTTGTATGCAACATCCGCAGCGGCTTCTGCTATCTGTATGCTTGGCCGGGAACTCGCAACCTCGAAGATTGCGCGAATCATTAGAAGTCGGCTCTGACCTTCAGCTTCAGAAGGTCATAAACGGTCTGAATAGTACCGTTGGTGTAGGTGACCTCGATTTCTGCTTCGTACGTGCCTGCGGTATCAAGCGCAGAGGACGACCACTGGAAGGCCACGCGCCCGTTAGGGGCGTCCGTGACAGAGCCAACGATCGTCGCCTTGATCGTAGTAGATCCCACAGCGCGAACCTTCAGCCGCACAGTCGCGCCTGTCAGGTCGATGGGTGCCCACGTAGCCGGGTTCGTCGAGTCCAGCGTCTGGCCGACTGCGGCCTCGTTGCTGTCCTTCAGGTTCATGTACAGGATCGGGAGGGTGTCTCCCTCAACCAGCGGGATAGTAGTGCTGTAAGCCATTAGATTCTCCGCATCTGAACGGACAAGTCAGACCGCACATGTCCTCGAACGGCACGCTGACGGGCGGTATTCACGCCGCGACCGAATTGATCCATAGCCGCAACAGCAAGCTGCGGGTTCGTATACGTCTTGCCCGGTGACATAAACAGTCGGGCCTTGGCACCCTGAGCGATTACTTCCGCATAGTCCTCGAACAACACATCCTCAACAGTTGTGGCTGTTCTGGTCGGCTTGTACGCAACGCGCATCGTCAGGGCGTTCGCGGCATTGTCCTTCGGGATCGGAAACAGCGAGAAGGTACGCTCGTCCTTCTGCAGGATGTACTTAGGCTCAGAGCCTGTCGTGCTGGCACCCTCGAAGGTGCGGTTGTACAGCTCAGACTTG